TGAATCATATGATATGTTTTGTTGTTCTGGTATTTTATTTAATCACGAATCTCCTCGCCGTGGATTTAATTTTGTCACAAAGAAGGTTGTAGATGGTTTAGAAGCAATTAGTGCAGGTCGCCAAGAGTGTTTGTATATGGGCAATCTGAATGCTTTACGAGATTGGGGGCATGCTAAGGATTATGTTAAGGCAATGTGGTTAATGTTACAACAGGATAAACCAGAAGACTTTGTCATTGCTACAGGTAAACAATATTCGGTTAAGGACTTTATTGAGAAATGTGCCCCATATTTCTATCTAAAAATTCGTTGGGAAGGCGAAGGATTAAATGAAGTAGGCATTAATGTTAATACGGGTAAAGTTATAATTAGAGTTGATCCTAAATATTTTAGACCAGCTGAAGTTGAGACTTTGCTCGGTGATCCCTCAAAAGCTAAGAGCGTTTTAGGTTGGGAGCCAGAATATACTTTCGATGCTCTGGTAGAGGATATGTGTATTAATTTTGGTTAAGGATTTTATGGAAAAAAATAGTAAAATTTATGTAGCAGGCCATAAAGGATTAGTTGGATCTGCGATTGTTAGAAAATTAAAAGAAGAAGGTTATACAAATCTAATTCTTAGGACAAAGGCAGAATTAGATCTTCGAGATCAAAGGGCTGTCAAGAATTTTTTTAGTATAGAGTTACCTGAGTATGTAATTTTAAGTGCTGCTAAAGTTGGTGGCATTAGTTGGAATTCAACTAACCCCGCAGAATTCATATATGATAATTTAATTATTCAAACAAATGTTATAGATGCGGCATATAGAAGTGGCGCTAAAAAATTATTGTTTTTAGGTTCTGCTTGTATCTATCCAAAAATTACTCCTCAACCTATCAAAGAAGAATATCTTCTTACAGCTTCTCTTGAGCCATCGAATGAGGGATATGCTCTTGCTAAAATTGCTGGCTTAAGAATGTGCGAATACTACAGACGTCAGTATGGGTTTAATGCTATTAGTTGTATGCCCGCGAATCTATATGGTGTTAATGATAATTTTATTCCAGAACATGGGCACGTTATTCCTGGCATTATTACTAAGATGCATAATGCGATAAAGAATGGTGAGGATAGTATTGAATGTTGGGGTGACGGAACTCCAACGCGAGAGTTTTTATATGTAGATGATTTGGCAGATGCTTGCTTTTGGTTAATGCAAAATTATAATGAAAAAGAATTTGTTAATATCGGAAGTGATGAAGAATTAACTATCAAAGAACTTGTAACCAAATTAACAAAAGCTTTTGGATTTACAGGCAAGGTTGTTTGGAATAAGGATAAACCCAACGGACAACCAAGACGCAAACTAGATAACACTAAATTAAAAAAATTGGGATGGAAATCTAAAACAAGTTTTGACGACGGGTTAAAACTTACTATTGATTGGTATAAAAAAGATCGAGGAATGATATGAGCACACTAGGCAATTTTATGGTAATGGATTCTGCATATGGTAAATTTATTTTGCCTAGAAATTGCACACCCGGTCACCCAACACCTAATCCGGCATCTGTAATGCTGATGACAGGCAAAACACACATAGAGCAAGAATTAAATAATATCTTCGCAATCATAAACACTTTGCCCGAAAATGCTATTATTGTGGACGGCGGAGCTAATATGGGATTCTTTACTATTCCTGTGGCACAAATGGTAAAGGCAAAAAATAGCAAAGTTGTTTCTTTTGAACCACAGAAACAATTATTCTATGCGTTGGGCGGAACCATTGCGTTAAATGAATTACCAAATGTCTTTTTATATAATTTAGGAATAGGTAGTGAACAAACTACTGCTGAAGTATCTCCTGTAGACTATAGTTTAAATACTGATTATGGTATGGTTACTATTAAAGCAACAGACTCAGCTGGGTCGTTAGATTATAGTTCTGTAGATGTTATTCCTTTAGACTATATGGAACTTCCTAGATTAGACTTTTTAAAATTAGACATTGAAGGTTTTGAATGTGAAGCATTACGTGGAGCAATTAATACTATAGAAGCACATAGGCCATGGATTTGGATTGAGTATAATATGGCAGGCGAGGATAATATTAAAAAAGAATTGTCTAGTCTAACGGATTATGAATATCACATTGTGGATTGGCAAAATATGCTTTGTGCGCCTTCAGAAAAAATTAAAGCATCGGGTATCTTAGGTAACCGATGAACTCTTTAGTATTACACACTCATACTGGGTTAGGTGACCATATCATTACTAATGGCATGGTTCATTCGTTTACCGAAGACTATGACAAAGTTTATGTGCCTCATATAAAGATGTTTAGTGAATCTATAAATGCTCTATATAAAGGATTTGATAAAGTAGAACCTGTTTCATTGCCAGATATAGACATCAATCTTAATGGTAGGCATCTAATACAAAAGATAGTGGATGATACTAAATCTGAGTATATAGGTGTCGGTGATCCTTTATTATACTATCCAGGAAGAATAGTAATGAATTCTAAGGGTGAGTTAGAGATGAGAAACATTGCTACAAACTTTGATCGTCAATTCTATGAATTGGCTGGCATGCATTTCTCTATTAGATATACTCATGCTAAAATTCCCGAATCCACAGAAAGATCCTTAGAAATTTATAAGCAATTAACTAATGAAGAAGATTTTATTCTAGTACATGATAATAGTAGTATTAGTTCTCAGTTACCGTTAGCTTTAGATCAAGTATCTAAACACAAAAATCTTAAAGTAGTTAAAATACAAATGGGTGTAACTAATAATGTTTTTGATTTTGTCGACTTAATAAAGCGAGCAAAAGAGATACACGCAGTAGGAAGTTTTTTCCAATGCATTGTAGATAGTATGGTTGATCAAACATCTGCAGATCTATTCTTTCATAATATTATGATAAAACATGATGCACAAATAAATTGTGAATGGAATGATAGACGATGGATACAAATTGAGTATAGAAATAAGTATTGAGGAAATTAAATGAGTAAAAAAATAAAATTAGGTTTTGCTGACACGCACGAGCATATATCACAATTCTTCCATAGTCTATTGGCAAATAGATTTGATGTGGAAATAGATAATGAAAATCCTGATTATTTGATCTTCGGTGATAGTAATTTTGGAACAAATAATAAAAAATTTAGTAAATCGGATTGTGTTAAGATTTTCTATACAGGTGAGAATCAAAGACCAGACAATTATGACTGTCATTATGCAATTACTTTTGATCATAACTATAGTAATTGGCATTTCCGCTTACCCTTGTTCGTAGTTTATATGTGGGCATTAGATGCTATTCACAACACTGGGCATAAGTATTATCACATTCTCGGCGAGCATAATCCAATTCTAAAAACAGATTTTTGTTCTTTTGTTGTTAGCAATCCAGGTTGCGAAGAGCGTAATGAATTTTTTAAAGAATTGAATAAGATAAAGAAGGTAGATAGCGGCGGAGGCTTATACAATAATATAGGTAGCAAACTAGACGGGGAACTTGCTAAGATTAATTTCTTGACCAAGCGTAAATTTAATATATGTTTTGAGTCTGGTTCTTATCCCGGTTATGCCACAGAAAAAATTCTCCATGCTTTTTATGCTAGAACTATTCCTATCTATTGGGGCAGCCCTACAATAGCATCAGACTTTAATATTCAATCTTTTATTAATGTACATGATTTTAGTAATCATGAAGAAGTAATTGATTTTGTTATGAGATTAGATTCAGATGAGGATCTATATAACAGAGTAATATCAGCGCCTCCTTTAGCAGCAGGCATCCCTAGAGATTATATGATCTTGAACAATTTTTTAAATTGGTTTGAGTCTGTAGTTTATAACAAACAAGACATGAGAGAATAATGAAAATACTTACATTTATATTTAATTGGCGCGGACAATACGACAAAACAATTAAAAAGATAGATCAACTCAGAGGGATGGGAGTTGAACCAATCGTAATTAATAGTGATGATGACCATAACGATCCTGATTGGCATAACATAGGCGAGGATAGTTATTTTACTGCTCAGTTTATGAAAGCTTTGGAAATCTTTAAGAAAGAAAACGGTGACGTATTATTTCATATTCAGGGTGATGCATCATACGATAATTGGAAACAATTATATGCTGATGCAGAAAAATATTTTGAAACTTATGAATGGGGAATCTATGCACCCAATGTGGATTATACTTGGTATAATTCTTCCAGAGTTGATCTACAATTTAATATAGATGAACCCAATCTTAAAATGGTAGCAGATACAGATTGTACTTGTTGGTTTATCCACAAAGACATTATTAATATGGCAGATGAAAAAGGAATTGATTTCTCTCCGTATAAGATGGGTTGGAGTTTTGATATAATTTATTCTGCTCTTAGCTTTTTAAGTCAAAGACCAGTTCTCCGAGATTATTCACATACTATTGACCATCCGCCAGGAACCAATTATAATAAGGATCAAGGTGAAAGAGAGATGGCAGAATTGTATGAGTCCTTAGAAGAAGACGTCAAGGAAGCATTCTATTTCATTAAAACAGACATTACTAATCTATCAAAATACTATGAAGATCAGCTATCAACAAACGAATGATATAATTAGGGATACCTTAATTAAAGGTGATCCTGCATCTATTCTTCGTATTGACAATACAGCCAAGTATATTATAGAATGTATCTTAAGTAATAAACAACCTTCTTCTGAATTTTGTAATGATTCCACGGTAGTTCAAGCAGGAGTATTTCCTACAAGTGTAGAATATCTATTGGATAGCATTTATCCTGCAACTATTGACTTAATGAAACAATCTGATTTATTGGGATTTGTTGATGTAGAAAATTCTATGCACAACGATCCTAGTAAACAATTCATATATGATACCTTTGCAGGCAGACCAATTTATTCTGGGCATTCTATACTTGTTATGGATCCGGGGGCAATTCTAGGTCATGCATCTCATGTGCCAGGTTGTATTGATCCTTGGACAAAATACCTCAAGGGTAAAAAAGTATTAGTAATATCCACGCACGCAGAAACAATTAAGTATCAATGGAATCGTATAAAACAAATATGGGGCAAGGATAAAGATATAATTGCACCTTTTGAACTAGCAGGTGTTATACGAAGTCCATTTCATCCTATGATGGATGATAGACAATATCCCGGTTGTAATAGTTGGTCGGATACTGTCGGTTATATTATGGAAGAAATGTCTAAATATGACTATGATGTTTTACTTTCTGGCGCAACAACATCGTCTCCTTTTTATGTAGACTATGCTAAACAACAAGGTAAAATAGGTATTCAAACGGGTGGAGCTATACAAATATTCTTTGGTATACTAGGATATAGATGGACAAAGGTTGATGGTTACAAAGGTTGGTATAATATGTACAATGACCATTGGATGTATCCTATGCCCATAGATAGTGCGCAGAAGCGCGAGGATTATAAATTTTTAGAAACTAATTTTGCATACTGGTAATATGAATAAACAAGATATCATTAATGGTGTAGCTGCTTATTTTCAGAATAAGGCAGCAAATAAGACATGGACTGCGGGTAAAGATTTCGTAAATTACGCAGGCCCCTATTTTGACGAACACGAGTATTTGTCTGTCATAGATACTTTACTCGATGGTTGGTTAGTTATGGGGGACAAGTCATTAAAGTTTGAGAAGGAATTCCCTAAACAGTTTGGTAAAGAACGCGGTATCTTAACAAACTCAGGATCAAGTTCCAATCTACTTATGATGGCTACATTGACTTCTAAAAGAGGTTATAATTTACCTAAAGGTACTAAAGTATTAATGCCAATCGCAGGATTTCCTACAACGCTAAACCCTACATTACAACTAGGGTTTGAACCTGTATTTTTAGACATTGAATTAGACACACTTAATCTAGATTTAACCAAAGCAGAAGAATTAATTAAGCAACATAATATTAAGGTAATTACATTTGCTCACGTATTAGGCAATCCTCCTAATATGAGATGGGTTATGGAATTAGTTAATAAGTATGATTTAATCTTATTGGAAGATTGTTGTGATGCTTTAGGTAGTACTTATGACGGCAAGCCATTAGGATCATTTGGTGAAATGGCATCTTGTTCTTTTTATCCTGCACATCATATGACTATGGGTGAGGGCGGATTTGTAGCATGTAAAACTTATGAGACAGAAGTTATTGCTAGATCATTTAGAGAATGGGGCAGAGGTTGTTATTGTGTAGGTCCTGAAGCCAACAAACTAAAGTGTGGTACTTGCGGTAAACGATTCCAAGAATGGATTCCTACAATGCCGGGTGAAATATTTGACCACAAGTATGTGTATGATGAAATTGGTTATAATTTAAAACCAATTGAAATGCAGGGAGCAATGGGATTAGTTCAACTAGAAAAATTAGATCAGATTCATTTCCTACGCAGACGTAACTATAAATTGTTATTTGATATCTATAGTAAGTATGAAGAGTATTTCCATTTGCCTAGACCACAAGAACATTCTGATCCCAGTTGGTTTGCATTCCCCTTAACTATTCGTAAAGGTTCTCCTTTTACACGAAGTGATATTGTGGAATACTTAGAAGAGAAACTTATTCAGACAAGGCCATATTTTGCTGGTAATATTATGCTACAACCTGCGTATTCTCATATTATGGATCCTGCAGATGCTAAAGCAAATTTCCCTATTGCAACAATGGTTATGACAAACACATTCTTCCATGGAACAAGTCCAGTTATTACACCCGAACAAATTGAATATATTGGTGAAGTTGTAGATGGATTTATGGGTTTATTTACTTAGGAAAAATATGAGAGTATGCGATTGGATTGCTAATTACTTATACCAGCAAGGTATTACTAAAGTCCATGGGTTAATGGGCGGGGGTGCTAGCGGATTAAACGATGGTTTTATTAAGCACGGTAAGATAGGTTATATCTGTTATCATCATGAACAAGGTGCCGGTCATGCTGCTATTGGTGAGAGTAAATTTACAGGTGAACTCTCAGTAGTCAATCCTACAACAGGATGTGCGGGAACTAACTGTGCTACATCTGTATTAAATGCCTGGCAAGATGGTGTCCCTGTTTTATTTTTATCAGGCAATGTTAGATTAAATACTTGTAGTAGTTGGATCAATATGCAAAAGGGTATTAGTCTTAGAAAATATGGTGTCCAAGAACACGATATTGTTAGTACATATGCCGGGATGACTAAATATAGTAAGTTTATTACTAGCCCCGAAGATGTAGCATATCAATTAAGTTATGCTATACACCTAGCTAAAGAAGGTCGTCGAGGTCCTGTTTGGATAGATATTCCGGGAGATGTACAAACAGCACAAATGCCAGAGGATTATACTTTATATGTAGACCCAGCCCCATCCTATACGAGAAATAATTTATCTAGAATAAAGACTATACTAGATACAGCACAAAGACCAGTTGTCTTGGCAGGTTACGGTATCAGACAAAGTAACACAGTTAAAGAATTTGTAAATTTTATTGAAACATATGATTTACCTTTTGTTAGTACATATGGTGCAAGAGATTACTTTCCTGGGTCACATCCTTTGAATATTGGTGCGGTAGGTATTAAGGGTAGCAGAGCAGGGAATTTTGCTATGCAGAATGCGGATTGTTTATTAGTATTGGGTAGTAGTTTAAATTCTAGTGTTGTTGGATATGACCCAACCCAGTTTAGCCCTGAGAGTTATAAAATACTAATTGACATAGATGATAATGAACTAAAGAAAGATGTACTATTTATCAATGAAAAGATTTGTATGTCGCTATCTGACTTTTTTAAGGAAATGATATGAAGCATCAACATTGGATAGATAAATGTAACCATTGGAAAAATATTTGGCCGGTAATGCAACCCGAGTGGGAAGCAACTAATGAAAATAACGCATTAAATTTATACGCAGTATTAGATGCTATTAATAAACACAGTAGACCCGAAGACATTTTAATGGGGGATGCTGGTAGTATTAGTTATGCTGGTCCTGTTGCATTAAATGTTAAACAGGGACAACGATTTATATCGAGCCCAGCACAAGCAGATATGGGCTGGGCATTACCGGCGGCAATCGGTGTAAGCATGGCTAGTAATCAACCTGTTGTATCTATTATGGGTGATGGTAGTTTTATGAGCAATCTTCAAGAACTGGCTGTGGTAAAACTCCATGATCTTAATATTAAGTTTATTATATTGAATAACAATGGCTACTTAAGTATTAAAAATACTCAATCTAAATACTTTGATGGGCGAGTATTCGGTACAAGTTCTGAATCAGGATTATGGTTTCCTGATTTTAGAAACATTGCTGCATCCTTTGGTATGAAATATGCTCCTATTAAAAATAAAACTAGTCTTGATAATTTACCTAGATTATTAGAAACAGTTGGTCCTATGATTATAGATTGTAAATGTTTAGAAGACCAGGAGATCTTACCAGCGCAAGCATTGAAGAATGGCAAGCAAGCTGGTCTGCATGATATGACTCCGTTCCTTTCAGATGAGGAATTAACCAAAGAAATGATAGTGAAAATAAAATGAAGAATATTCTTATTTTAGGTGCTGGAGGATTTATAGGTTCATACATAGCTCCTCGATTAGCAAAGAATAATGCAGTAATGTCTATCTCCAAACCGGGTATAGATGTAACTGACGCTGCCGCTGTAAGAAATGTATTAGAACTATCTCAACCCGATTTCGTTATAAATTGTCTTACTTTTGGTGGCAACGAAAATGTTAACAGTAATGATCCAAGTATAGTTGCTAAAAACTTAGCAATGTATTATAATTTCAAATCCAATTCTGATTTATTTGGAAGATACATTAATATAGGATCCGGTATTGAACAAGATTATTCCAATAACAGCGCATATGCTTTTTCTAAAAGAATGATTTCTAGGGATTTAGATCCCAGTAAATTTACCAATCTTAAATTGTTTGGATGTTTTGGTTCCGAAGAAAAGGAAAGTAGATTATTAAAAAAATTTTTAGCATCGGATGGTCCTTTCGTTTTAACTAATGATAGAAAATTTGATTATATCTACATTGGCGATTTTTATAAAATTATAGAATATGTTATAAACAACAACTATCATCACAGGCAAATAGATTGCGTGTATAAAAAGAAAAGAACATTGAGTGAATTTTTACAACTATTCTGCGATATAAATAATATAGATAAAGAAATAATAGTTGAATCCACAAGTGATAAACCATATATTGGCGATTCCACTATGCTAGATCTTTTATCAGATTTTGATCTATATGGTGTTATGTACGGAATGAAAGAATATATGAAATGAAAATACTTTATGTCACAGGATGTTTAGGATTTATAGGTTACCATGTAACCAAAAAATTCCTAGATGAAGGTCATTATGTTTATGGTATAGATAGTAAAACATACGCTAGTAATAGAGACTTTCTTTATGAATTACTAGAATATAAAAATTTTAAATTTGATGGTTGCGATATAAACAATATCGAACGATTAGTTGATTGTGATTACTTTATTAATACTGCCGCAGAAACTCATGTGGACAATAGTATTGTCAGCTCAGATGTTTTCCTGCGAAGTAACATCAACGGAGTTCATAAGATATTAGAACTCATCAAACAAAAACCAAAATCACGAAGACCGACACTGCTACACTTTAGTACAGATGAAGTGTATGGTGACTTAGTCTCAGGGTTTCATACTGAAACAGATTTATTAAAACCAAGCAATCCATATTCCGCAACTAAAGCTGCCGCAGATATGTTAGTTATTGCCTGGGCAAGAACATATGATATTCCTTACGTAATTGTTAGACCAACTAATAATTATGGCATAGGACAATATGTAGAAAAATTTATTCCACGAGCATGCAAGAATTTAACTTTAAATAGACCAATCGTTATGCACGATAACGGTGAACCTATTAGAACATGGCTTCATGTTTCAGATACGGCAAATGCAGTTTCTTTAATTGTTTCTCAAAATGTTACCAATGAGATTTATAATATCTCGGGTAACTATGAAGAAAAGAATATCGTTGTTGCAAGAAAAATTATAGATAATTATTTTGGCACCGGAACAGACTACGACAAGTATATGGATTTTTCGGAAAAGCGCCAGGGTCAAGATGTACGTTATGCTATAGATGATAGTAAGTTAAAAAGTATAGGTTGGTCATGCGAAGCAGATTTTGATACTTGTTTGGAAGAAGTTGTGGATTGGCACAAGTCAAATTTTGTATGGTAGACAAATACTTCACATTTAGTATTTGGGGCGATAATCCTAAATATCTTCAGGGCGCAATTAGAAATGCAGAACTTGCAGAAGAAATATTTCCTGAATGGAAATGCGTATTTTACTACGATGCAACCGTACCAAAAGAAACAATAGATAAACTATCTGCATTTAAAAATACAATAGTTAAAGAAGTAACAGATGATAGTTTTGGTGCATTCTGGAGATTTGAAATGATGTTCAATAATCCAGGTGTGATATTATCTAGGGACACAGATTCAAGATTAAGTTTAAGAGAAAAAGAACTTATTGACAACTGGCTCGAATCCGAATATAATTATATGGTTATTCGAGACCACGACGCACACTACGAATTTCCTATATTAGCAGGTATGTGGGGTAAGAAGAATATAATAATGGATAGTACACTTAAGGATGCTATGCAAGAATATATTTCCGTTAAACAATATTTGGTAGATCAATTTTATTTGAGAGATAAAGTTTGGCCAAACATAATGAACGATACTGCAATATATGGAGTTAAAGAAGTAGATTGGATGAGAGAGACATATGATTTTGAAAATAACAATTTCATAGGTCAAACATACACAGAAAACGATGAGCCTGTATACGATGGAAAAATTTAAAGAATTAGTATTACACCACCACTTAGGTTTAGGTGACCACATCATATGTAATGGTATGGTTTATGGACTTATAGAAAAATATGATGTAGAGCGATTATATCTTATGGTTAAAGATATTAATTTGCCTACAGTAAATAAACTATACGAAGACTCTGATATAGTAATTCCTGTATCTATTCCTTATGAGACATATGAAAAAGAACAACAATTTGTTGCCGAGTATCGTACAGATATACCGCACTTAGATATAATTTATACGGGTGGCGGATCTGAATTTTTCGATATTGAATTCTATGGTATGTCGGGTATTGAATTTCAGGATAGATGGGATAAATTTCAAATGCCGAAAGATGATTCTTCTAGTAAAGAATTCTTTAATAAGTTTATAAAAGATAAAGACTATTGCTTAGTACATTGTCAAGGTAGTCCTGGTTCTTACAATTTAGACATAACAACAGATTTGCCTATATACTATGTTGAATCAGGATTGACCGATACTATATTAGATTGGACAGACGTAATTAAAAACGCCAAAGAAATACATTGTATAGATAGTAGCATAATTCATCTAGCAGATAGTTTAGACTTAACTGCTGAGAAATTATACTATCATGATGTTGGTCGAGGCAGCCAATTTCATCTTATTAATGATTGGGTAAGGGTATGATAAACATTGTTATCCCTATGGCAGGACTGGGAACTAGATTTCAAAAAATCGGAATAGATAAACCGAAACCGTTAATTGTTGTTAATGGTAAAACTTTAATAGAACATTCTATAGATAGTTTTAATGTTAAGGGTAAGTTCATTTTTATTACTAGAGATTTTGATGATCCCGAGCATAATAAAGAATTGACAGATATCTTTGAATACAAAAATATAGACTATACAGAAATAAGAATAAGTAATACTACAGATGGTGCAGCAGATACAGTATTGTTTGCAAAGGATCTTATTGATAACGATAATCCATTGGTTGTTTATAATTGCGATCAAATAATTAAATGGGATCCTATGTCATTTTTATCTTGGGTCAAAGATAAAGACCCCGATGCTGCTCTTGTTTTATATAAGAGTAAAGATCCAAAAAATAGTTTTGCTGAAATAAAGTTAAATAGAATTTTTAAGGTTGTGGAGAAGGATCCTATTTCTGATAATGCCCTGATTGGATTCCATTATTGGAAAAGAGGGAAAGACTTTGTCACCAGCGCAAAAAAATTACTAGATACTTTTAGAATATCCGGAAGACCAGAATGCTATATTAGTGAGACATTCAATTATTTGCGTGACGCTAAAATTTTACCTTTTCATATAATTAATAATGCATATATTCCGTTAGGTACACCTGAAGATGTCGCAAAATATTTAGGCAAGGTTGGTGAATTTGATACTAATAAACCTAAGACATTATTCATAGATATAGATGGTACGGTATTAAAACATGAACATACTATAAGCGGTGTCTATAAGAATGCCCCTACAATATTACCGGGTGTAGTTGACAAAATTAATGAATGGGATAGCAAAGGTCATAAGATTATCTTTGTCACCGCAAGAAAAGAAAGCACACGCAAAATAACCGAAGAACAATTAACTTCTTTTGGGTTAGCTTGGGATCAGTTAGTAATGGGAGTGGGTGGCGGATCCAGATACATCATTAATGATAAAATGAATATTGATGATATGGATAGAGCAGTAGGTATAAGTGCAATTACAAACTCTGGATTTAATACTATAAATTGGACAGATTACGGATTATGAAAATACTAAACATAAAAGATATGCATGATGGTTGGTTTGTCGGAGGCTTTGAACCAACTGCATATCATACTAAAGATTTTGAAGTTAATTATAGAACACATCCTGCAGGTCAAAAATGGGATATGCATTATCACACCACAACCACAGAGATTAATTTATTAGTTAGTGGTAGAATGATAATGCAGGATAAGGAATTAAAAACTGGCGATATCTTTATAGTCGAACCCTGGGAAATTTCTGATCCTGTATTTTTGGAAGATACTACGGTTGTTTGTGTAAAGACGCCTAGCGGCAATGATAAAAAGGTAATACAACATGGCGAATGATCACTACATAGAAAGACTAAAAGGCTGGGCAAACTCGGGCAGAGAAAATATTGCTTCACCTAAAATATTACAGATTGCTGACTATATTGATTTTGATACAATAGAAACAGTATTGGATATAGGTAGTTGGCATTTAAAACAAAGTATTGAATTTGCTTATGCTTTTCCTACAGCAACAATTCATGCATTTGAACCTAGCCCTCAAAATTTAAGAGAATGTATTCAGATGAAGAGTAGCGTTCCAAAGGACGTACAAGATAGAATACAAATTTATAATGTAGCCTTGTCCAATAAAAATGGACCACTAACATTTTATGATATTGATACATCTCAGGGCGTAGGATATAATCCAGGTGCTGCTAGTAAGTATAAATTTATTGACGGTATGAATGGTACTTTCTTTAATCAGAATTGGATACAAAAAGAAATTATGGTGGAAGCACTTACCTTAGATCACTGGGCAATGACTAATGGTATCAAATCTGTTGATGCCTTATGGGTAGATGTGCAGGGTGGAGAACTAGATGTATTTAAGGGTGGTTCTCAAACACTAAAAAATGTAAAGGTTATTTTTACAGAAGTTGGGCTAAAGGAATATTACGAAGGCCAAAGTTTAAAACCTGAAATAGAAGAATTTTTATTTAAGCTTGGCTTTGAAGAACTGCCTGGAGGATTTGAAATTAATGGTTTCGAATATGAAGGCAACAACATCTATATTAGAAAATGAAATTAATTGCTCATAGAGGCCTATTCGATGGGCCAAATGTAAATTTAGAAAATAGACCAGAACAAATTAAAGTTGCTCTCAAGGAAGGCTTTGATTGTGAAATTGATCTATGGGTTGAGAATAGTGAATTGTGGTTAGGTCATGATAGGCCCGATTATCATATCAGAGAAGATTTTCTTAATCAGTTTGGTCTTTGGATACATGCCAAAAATTTATCAGCACTAAGATGGTTGACAAATACTCAACTTAATTATTTTTGGCATCAGAATGACGATTATGTTATTACTAGTCATAAATGGATATGGACATATCCCGGCAAAGATCTAACCACTCGTAGTGTATGTGTTATGCCTGAGTGGAAGAATCCTACCCTTGACGGAATAAAAGATTTAAACTGTTACGGAGTATGTAGCGATTTTGTAGGAAAACTAAAATGAGATCTGTAGTTATAAGAGGTAGTATTGCATTTGATAAGAGACCTAGTGTGTATATACAACAGGTCATTGATAGTATTCGTAGTTGGCATACTGGAGAACTTATCTTAAGTACATGGAATAGTCAACAACATGCTACACAAGGGTTAGTTGGTGTGGATAAAATTGTTTGTTCGGATGATCCAGGCGAAGGGCCTGTGCAACAGTTTCTTAGACAAGCACAAAGTTATTATGTAGGCGTATCTGTTAGTACAGGGTCTGAAGTAATGGTTACTAGAACAGACATATTACATTTTAGAGACCTATTCGAATTAAGAAATACTTATCCAAAAAAAACAAAAACAAACATTAGTGCATTTGATGAGAAATTACTAATAGGTAATATGATGACTATTAGGCCAGGGTCGGATATCGATATATCTACATATAGGGCAAACGATTGGTTTCAAGTTGGTACCAGAGAAGATATTTTAAAATGGGGTCGTGTATTTGAGGACATACCAAAATTAGATATAAATAGAATAACCGAGTTAAGAAATAATGGTTCTATTTGTACTGAGAATCTTTGGTTCAAAATGTTACTTAAAAGATATGTTAATCCTGAGTTGGATATAACAGAGTGGCCAGACGATTTAGCAATGCACGCACTAATTGACAATTTTGAGGTTATGAATACTATAACTACTGCAAGAGCTATAAATTTAAATTGGGCTTTTCAACCACAACGGCTCGGATGCTATTTAACTGAAGAACAATATTTACATGAGTATAATGCCTTATGCGAGTAGCAATTTTATTAACAGGATTTTCTAGAACATTTGAAAAAGTATTTTTTACTATAGAAGAACTTATACGCAAATATAATGCTGACGTGTATATAGCAACTTGGGATGTTAGTGACAATAGATTAACTAAAGAAATAATATCTTCTGAGGTAACAAGAGATATATTCAAGGATGTTCCTAATCTAATGTCATGTTCTATTTTTGACCTTGAGCATTACAATAAAAATAAAATACCTTTTATACAAAACGACAGATCGGATGACGTAATGGTTACTGATCCAAGAGCAATAGAACATGGAACATTTTGGGCTAACAGATGCCGAGACCAATGGTATCTTGTTAATGAGGGATTCAAATCTATTATTAGTGAATACGATATAATATTAAGAACCCGATTAGATATTGCTTATAAGAATATAGAATTATATAAAAGTGATGAACTCATTATACCTGCCGATATAGGTGGCTGGGATTTTTCAGATCATTTAGCATTTGGTAATCATACTGTAATGGAAAAGTATTGTACCTTTTATAAACATATGCAAGACATATACGACAAACACAATGTTGATCCAACGCACGCAGTAAACTTCCTTAAATTTTATATTTCAAATTATGGTACTCCTTCGGAACATAAAATAGATAATAACATAACATACAAAATAATATGAAAACTATAGACTTTCAAAATCTAATTCGAATAAATCAGGAACAATTAAAACCAGGGGAAACGCAATGGTTTATTCAACTAGGAGCAAATGACGGAATAATGTGTGAGGGGTATGGGTTACGATCTATTCTCCTAGAACAAAAACACAACGCTATACTAGTAGAACCATTGCCTGAAGTATTTGAGCGGTGTAAAGAAAATTATAAGGATGCAAATAGTACACTATACTTTGAAAATATTGCCGTTGTTCCGACAAAAACAAATGAGTATGAAAAGATTTACCATAACGAGGATCATGTCCGCGAACCGGGTGTACAAAGTAGTCTTGTTAGATATGAAGCTTCTGAAATTTTTGACCTTGTTAAAGTTGAAGAATTTAAGTATTTGGTTGAAAAATATAACTTAACTAAAATACATGGATTGTTTATAGATATTGAAGGATTAGAATATGATGTTCTTGATAACATTTTTAGGACTATAAACATACCAATATCTTTTATAAGATACGAATTTCCACACGTTAAGGATCCTGATGTATTAGACAATATGCTTATAGATCGTGGATTTAAAGTCTTTCAATGCAAACACGGTGCCGGAGACAAAGTTGCAATATCATATGAATTTATGGAAGTGGAATAACTATGATAAAAGATATTTTATTTTTAAATTACCATTGGGTACCTAATAGTACTTTTATTTTTAAATCATTAGAAAATACTGGGTACGACTGTGATTTTATAGGAGAGCCTGAACTAGAATCATTCGTTCCTAACTGTGAGTATAAAGTTGTAATTGCATATCTACATGACCCGCATCATTTACCTATAATTAGTAGATTGCTAGAAACTTCTTTAAAGAATAGTTTCTTTATTCAGCATGATGATACAGATTCGGAAGATGTTAGTAGATGGTTCTCGAGATCACCCGATTTAATTATGCATAGAGAATTGACAAGTAACACCAATAGACATTATAATTGTCCTATATATCCAATGCACTTTCCTATTCCATCGGTGAACGATTATTTAAATAGGGAAAGAGATGTGGATGTTTGTTTTATTGGAGCACCTACAAATCAAAGACGAAACTTTTTTGTAGATAAATTAGTTCAAATACAACCACAGTTAAATATCAATTGGGCAATAAAGTATTCGCATGAAAGAAATATTCCTAAAACTTTAGATATTTTAAATAGATCTAAGATTGTGGTAAATTATCCAGGTAACAGTTACGATAGCTGGAGAATTTGGGAAGCGGCAAGTGCAGGTGCAGCAATTTTACAACCTAAGTTACCTTTAGATAGTATATCAAAAGGACATATGTTCTTTGATGAATATGTAGAATACAATATGGATTGTTCTGATCTAAAAGATAAAATAGTGTGGCTTTTAGAAGAAGAACGATGGAGGGAGTGGGGAAGTAGAAGTTTAAATTCCTACGAAACATACCACACGCCCGAAGATTGTTTTGTACAATACTATAATAATATTATTAGACATGTGCCGTTACAAAGACTGGCACCTATTCCTGTAAATCCTTTTGAAATTTTTAAACCTAACCGAGTATGATTAAATTAATAATTTTTGATTTGGATGGAGTTCTAATTGATAGTAGAGAACTTCATTACGATGCATTGAATTCTGCTTTAAATAAAATTGATCCTAAGTATGTAATTACCAGAGAGGAACATCTAAGTAAGTATGATGGATTAAATACCACTGCCAAATTAGAATTACTACATTCAGAAAAAGGATTACCAAAAGCGGAATTTAATTCTGTATGGCAAAATAAACAATCTGCAACCATAGATGCATTTAAACATTTTACACATGACCAAAAATTAATATCCATATTCACAGAACTAAAGCAAATAGGATATAAAATAGTTGTTGCAAGTAATAGTATTAGAGAAACAGTAAAATTATCTTTATTAAAAATTGGTATATTGGAATACATAGATTACTATGTTAGTAATGAGGATGTTAAAAGACCGAAACCATTTCCGGAAATGTATTGGAAATGTATGACTGCCATGGGATATACTGCAAAAGAAACTTTAATAATTGAGGATAGTCATATCGGAAGGACAGGAGCAATTGCTAGCGGAGCACATTTATTACCTGTAGAAAATTGCGAAGATTTATCTATGGAGAAAATAAGAAAAGAATTAATGTTACTAAACGGATTAGCTAACAGTCCAAAGGTACCTTGGCGTGATAATAAATTGAATGTATTGATTCCAATGGCAGGTGCAGGATCAAGATTTGCCACTGCGGGATACACATTTCCTAAACCTTTAATTGAGGTTAATGGTAAACCAATGATTCAGGTTGTTGTTAATAATTTGAATATAGATGCCAATTATATCTTCATAGTACAAAAAGAACATTATGACAAATATAATTTAAAATATCTATTGAACTTAATAGCTCCAGACTGTAAAATAGTACAAGTCGAGGGAGTAACTGAAGGTGCGGCATGCACAACGCTATTGGCAAAAGAATTTATAGATAATGATAACCCATTGTTAATTGCTAATAGCGATCAATATATGGAATGGGATTCTAATTCATGTATGTATGCTTTTAGTGCAGATTCGATTGAAGGTGGCATTTTAACATTTGAAGCAAGTCATCCTAAATGGAGTTATGCCTCAATCGGCGAGGATGGATTTGTAAAAGAAGTTGCGGAGAAAAAAGTTATTAGTAATAACGCCACCGTCGGTGTTTATTATTGGAAACGAGGAAGCGACTATGTTAAGTATACTAGTCAAATGATAGAAAAGAATATTAGAACAAATAATGAGTTTTATGTTTGTCCGGTATACAATGAAGCAATTTTAGATGAAAAGAAGATTCGTGTAAAAGAGATTAAAAATATGTGGGGCATTGGTACTCCAGAAGATTTAAATTATTTCTTACAAAATTACAAGGTTTAATTATGAGTAAAAAGGTGACGGTAATCACTCCTACAACAGGATCTGATTACCTAAAACAAAATGCAGATTCTGTAGTAAAACAGACATATGAAAATGTGGAACATCTTATAGTAATAGATGGGCCTGAGTTTCAGGAAAAAGCGGTTAAACAATTAGATTTAGAAACTTCCGCGACGGTAGTTACCTTGCCCCACAATACGGGGCACAGCCAATATAATGGTCATAGAATATATGGTTCATTTCCTTATCTAGTTGATTCTGATTATGTGATGTTTCTCGACGAAGATAATTACATTGACCCTGCTCATATTGAAACATTAGTTAAAGTTTGTGAAACTAATGACTGGGCATTCTCATTAAGAAAAATTGTTGATAAAGATAGTAAGTATGTTTGTCTTGACGATTGTGAAAACTTAGGTAAATGGCATACGTGTTTAAGCGAACAAGAATTCTTTGTGGATGTGGGCGCATACTTTTTACCTACATCTATCGCAATACAAATATCTCCTTTATGGTATCGTAGGGCCAGGCATCCAGACGACCAACCCGAAGTAGATCGTATCATAATGCAAGTATTACGCGAACATGAGTTTACGTATGATACTAATGGAATATATTCATTGAATTATAGAGTTGGTAATAGAGAAGATTCGGTCAAGGCTGACTTCTTTTTATGGGGCAATAGTGTGATGGAAAAGAAATTTAAGGATGGATACCCATGGAGAAAGAAATAAACTACAAATATAATGAAGATCAACTTTTAAACGAGTTGAAAGAATATATCGACGCCACTTACGGCCAACATTATTCAATGAATAAATTTCAGGCAACTGAATTTATTATTGATAATGGACACGGTGTCGGATTTACCGCAGGGAACGTAATGAAATATGTTCAAAGATACGGAAAGAAAGCCGGAAGGAATAGACAAGACATACTAAAGGTGTTACACTATAGCATGATGTTATTATATGTACATGACATTGAAACCAAGGAGTTAAATAATGCAAATCAGTAAAGAAACAATTGATATCCTAAAGAATTTTGCTAGTATCAACAGCAACATTCTTATCCGAAAAGGTAAGGTATTATCCACAATCAGCACAGCAAAAAACATTTATGCGAGAGCAGAAGTTGCTGAAGACTTTCCAGAGGAAGTCGCAGTATACGATTTAAATTCTTTGTTAGCTTTGCTAACACTAATGGAAAATCAGACTGTAGAATTTGGTGAGAAAAGCTTAACCATGTCGAAGGACAACGGCAAGTTTGAATACTTCTATTCTGCACCAAACGTAATTGTAGCAGCACCTGCAAAGGAAATCGAAATAGATTCACACTATGAATTTAAATTGACAGCAGAAGATGTTAATATGATTATGAAGGCAGCTGCTATTACAGGTGCACCGACAATCACAATCTCCAGCAAAGGCGAGAATGTTACATTGACTATCGGTGATAAAAAGAATGATACCGCAAATACCTATAAGAAAATTATTGGTAAAAGCGAACATTCATTTGATTGCCACATGGCAGTTGAAAACTTTAAGATTGTTCCTGATGCATATAATGTTACAATCTCGAAAAAGAAAGCATTCCAATTTAAACACGCAACAAAGCCATTGGGTTATTTTATTGCAATGGAACCTGATTCGGTGGTATAATTATGAACACTTTTCAAACATCTAGAGAAGAATATGTTGCAGTTTTAATGAATGAAATTGAAACTCTTCGACGGTATTACAAACCCTCTGAAGAAGGCACGGGACATTTTAATACTGCAATTAACGTATTGGAACAACGTATTAAAGAAATTACTACTGTCCCAGATGCAACAGTTTGAGATTGACTATTTCTATCCCCTAACGGAACAAATTTTGTTAGGGTTAGATTTTAAACCCTGTTTAGATTACGAAGAAAATAAGAGAAAAGAATCACTTTACGTAGGTAATCGAATTGATTGTTGGGCTAATGGTACGAATGCATTTTATACTATTGGTAGTGCTGCTACTTCATCTTTTATTATTGATCTAGATCAAGCTCCAATAACTATTCGATCTAAGAACAGACCAAATATTATTAAAAGATTAATTTATTGGTCTTTGGGTATGAAGTGGAAAAAAAATTAATATTATGAGGTTATTATGGAATATCGTGAAAATGAATTTTTATGGGTTGAGAAATATCGCCCTCGCAAACTAGATGACTGCATCTTACCCGCAGATCAAAAGAACATCTTTCAAGAGATGTTGTCTAAGGGTGAGATTCAGAACATGCTATTATGTGGTGGTGCGGGCATGGGCAAGACCACAGTTGCTCGAGCATTATGCGAAGAATTAGAAACAGATTATCTTATTATTAACGGATCGGAAGAATCTGGTATTGATGTTCTTCGTACAAAGATTAAACAGTTTGCATCTACCGTATCATTCAGCGGTAAGCCAAAGGTTGTAATTTTAGATGAGGCGGACTATCTTAATCCTAACTCCACACAACCTGCATTAAGAGCATTTATAGAAGAGTTCTCATCTAATTGTAGATTTATTCTTACTTGTAACTTTAAGAATAGAATAATTCCTCCGCTTCATTCTCGTACTGCGGTTATTGAATTTAAATTACCTAAAGCAGATAAGCCTAAGATTGCGGCAGCATTCTTTAAGCGTGTTACTGAGATTATGTCTATCGAAAAAATTGAGGCAGATGGTAAAGTAATCGCAAAGGTAATTGAAAAGCATTTCCCTGATTACAGACGTGTCTTAAATGAATTGCAGAGATACTCAGCCTCGGGTAAAATTGACGAAGGTATCTTTGTTAATTTAGGCGAATCCAATATGCAGGAACTTGTCTCTTCTTTAAAAGATGGAGATTGGAAAAAGATGCGTACATGGGTTGTTAATAATATTGACAATGATTCTGGAACTATCTTTAGAAAGTTGTACGACACATTGACGGATCAAGTTAAACAAGTTCCACAGTTAATCTTATTACTTGCAGATTATCAGTATAAGGCAGCATTTTGTGCAGATCAAGAAATTAATCTTGTAGCATGTCTAACTGAGATTATGGCAGCGGTGGAATTTAAATGATTGAACTATTTAGACCAACTTTAGAATGGATAAGAGATGACTGGCGGACTAATTCTAATAGGTTTATGCTGGAGTGTCTTGCTTGGGGTATATCTATTGGGTGCTCTATCACAATGGCATTCACGGTTCCCAATCCTCCTTTGCTTATATTATATCCTATATGGATTTGTGGTTGTGCTATCTATTCTTGGGCTGCTTATACTAGGAAATCATTTGGAATGTTGGCTAACTACTTATTGTTAGTTGCAATAGATACCATAGGCTTATTAAGGATGGTACTATGAATTTGTTTGGAACACCTGTAGAAAAAATAGAGGAAGTTCCTTATAAGGCTCCTGCGATTTCGCCCTTTGATTTTATTAATGCAATCCATCACAGTAAGGAAAATTTAATAGTAGATGATTGGTCTGAGAAACAATATAACCCCTATATTATTAATAAGGGTTTATCCTATGGGCCAGATACAATAATCCCCGCCAATGAAATGAACTCTCGTCCCCATTTGGATAAGATCCTTCAATTTCACTTTCTTATAAATATTATTAGGCCTAAGAAGAGATTCAATAAATGGATCAAGGCTGAGAAAATCAATGATTTGGAAGTTATAAAAGAATACTATGGCTACAGCACAGAAAAAGCTAAGCAAGTACTCCCACTTCTAGATGATAAGATTATTGACGATATGAAAAGAAAAATAACAAAAGGTGGCAGGAATGAGTACTGAAATGATAAGTATAAACTATCCGGGGTATAAACCCTTGGAAGTAATACTAACAGAACCCGACGATTTTTTAAAGGTAAGAGAAACTCTAACACGAATCGGTGTGGCATCCAGAAAAGATAAAACACTATTTCAATCTTGCCATATACTACACAAACAAGGACATTATTTTATAGTTCATTTCAAAGAGCTCTTTGCCTTAGATGGGAAGACCGCTGATCTATCAGATAATGACTTACAGAGAAGAAACACGATTGCTAAGTTGCTAGTGGATTGGGGATTAATTAAAATTAACGACCCAGATTATTTTACTGATTATGCACCACTTTCACAAATCAAAGTGATTTCTCACAAAGAGAAAAATGAGTGGATGCTTGAAACAAAGTATAACATTGGTAAGAAAAAGTTATCATCTGGCAATAAATAATTATATCTCAGGGATGGGATAGGGTTGACGGATCCCAATAAAACCGTCACTAAACGCTACGCCTTCGGGGTAGCATTATTAACTCGCTTAATTAAGGAGCACACAATGACATATTTTTTAAATAACCTGCCTAAAGATTTTGATAGATTTTTTGTAGGGTTTGATGATCAATTCAATCGCCTATCAAAGATCCATGATGATCTAACAAAGGCAATCCCAAACTATCCTCCATACAATATCAAGAAAACAGGCGATAACACTTACGTTATCGAATTGGCTGTTGCTGGTTTTGCTAAACAGGATATTGAAATTGAATTAGCTGATGGCAAGATGATTGTCAAAGGTAATGTACATAATGAAGACGCTGATGACTCATTCTTATTTAAAGGAATTGCTAATCGCGCATTCACAAGAACTTTTGCTTTAGAAGACACCGTTGAAGTAAAAGATGCAGCTATAATGAATGGCATGCTAAAAGTTTTCTTGGAGCGTATTATTCCTGAACATAAGAAGCCAAAAAAAATTGAAGTAAAAGATTCTGAAGCTGAAGTAAAAACTAAGGCTAAAAGACAATTACTTTCAGAAGATCCTGAATCTAGGGTACTATAATCCATGGGGCTTCGGCCCCATTTAAAATAAAGGAAATAAAATGCTAGATCCAGTAAATCTAACTATAGACTCAATACAAAATGGCAAGAAACAGTTTATTGAAAAATACATAAAGAATCCAAATCTTAAAAAGTCTTGGACAAAATATGTAGATACACAAGGTGCATTTTTACATAGTGCACTAGAAACGCAATTAGAAGTGACGTCCGAATTGACTAAAACATTTATGGATACCAAATTAGAAAAGTTATATAATCCTTTTGGTATAGATTGGTTTCAGGCTGGTTGGGATGCCTACCAACAAAATAATAGGAAATAAAATGATTAAAATACTCAAACTTGTTACTGGTGAAGAAATCATCGGACAATTAAAATACTCAGAAACAAAGATTGAAGTAACACGCCCGTGTGCTGTTATGTTAATTTCATCTAAGTCTACGCCTGATCAACATTCCATGGCATTGATCCCATACGCAGGTTACGCTAAAGATCATACTATTACAATAGATGAAAGAGCAGTTATTTGGGAAGCGGAATTAGAAGATTCTGTTTACAATCAATACCAATCTATTTTCGGATCAGGTATTCAAATAGTTTCGGAGCAATCTGCAATGTCTCCGAATCATGCATCACTAAATATTGTACAGAATTAATTTCTTTTAGTTAATTTTATTCGTTCAGTTATAGTTGCAGGGCAAAAACTAGAATTATTATAGTAAGTTCTATTTACATGACTTTTATCCCCATCCCTGCATTTATAATCGCATACTAAAAGACCGCCTGAGGATTTTTTACTTGTAAGATCGCATGCAGTTTCCACAACTACATACGATCTTTCTTTAGATGTTACTGCCATTCTAAGATCAAAATCAAAATTTGAAACCAAAGGAGCAACTGCCGTAGAAACTGCAGCAATGCCCATAAGTGTTTTTTTACTAATCATAATTTAGTAACGAGTTGGATCAGTTACAAACCAAACTATTGTCAATGCTATTACTGCTGCCATTGTAGCAATAAGTACAGATCCGATCATAAATTTTACTGTATTTACTTTTTCAAGCCACACCCATAATTTTGATGCGCTTTTTATTGGCATGATGCCCTTCTTTAAAATTAATTTTTACTGTTGAATATACTATGTTTTTCAATCGAGTTTTCTAATTCTTTTAAATTAATGTCGCCGTCAAAATACCTTCTAAATGCTTTGTACCTTGCAAGTATTTGTTTGTTACTATGAAATCTATGTAGCATTTGTTCTTCTTCTATTTCATGTTGTCTAATTACTGGTAATAAATCGTGATATGCATAATAACCAACCAAAGCAAAGCATGCAATAGTTGCAGATGCAAAAATTATTGCACTTATATAATTATGTAATAATACTAAAATTCCTGGGACTATGAATATTCCTGCAAAACAACTCACAACTATTAAAAAGGTTTTAGTTGTTGGTTTCATTTTCCTTTTGAGAATTTTTTAAATATAGGTAATCCTCATATTCTTGTAATTTGCGCTTATGGTCGTACCATTCTTGTCGTCTAACTGCTTCTAATCTTTTTTGATAGGGTTTATCATCTAGATTGTCCCATCTCCGTTTTGCATCATGGGCAATATACATAAACATCATCATCGTAAAAAATACAAATATTATACTAAAAACACCAATTGCTATTTCAAACTGATATATTGTCATTCTTTGTTTACGAAGTCTAGATTTTTCTATTTCTTTTGTTACTAGAATTTTTTGTTGTGCGCCTAATTTTCTAGTCATACCCTCTACTTCAGTAAAGAGAGCGCCTAGTTCTGGAGGACTTTGGTATATCATTAGCTCGCGCAATTCTTTACCCATTTGTTCTAATTGTTTTTGCATTAGAACTCTTTTTAATGCGCGCTTTGCTAAACTATCTCCGCCAGTATAAACTTCAGTTGCACTGCGTGTTTCCTCGTCTTCCAGTACTGCTAGACATTTAAAATAGTTGTCATAGTATTGTCCAAGATAGTCGCCGATTTCTGCATAAAGATTTGATGTTTCTTCGCTGCGTTTATTTAGTTCAGTAACACGAGCTTTTTCTTCTGCCAATTGTTTTTTAGCTTCAGGGGGCGCGGCTTTCCCCTCATACTTTTTATGGAACTGATCATCAAGATCTTTAAGTACGCCTTTCACATCACCAGCAGCACTTTTGATGTCTTTATATAATTGACATCCTTTTTTTACCGCTGCTACCGCACCATTGCAAAGAGCAAATAGTGTTAATGGATCCATTTATAGCATTAAAGGAATCCATAACCATACAGCTTGGCTCATCAATAACATAGCAAAAGCGCCTACTCCTAGGCTTGCCCAGTATAATCTATTATTAACAGCTAATATACTTGCTGTTAATAGAACAATCGCAATTTGTAACAATGACCCTGCATAAGTATACCATGGACTACGACTTTTTGCTACAGCACGATCTGCTTCCAGCTTACGTGCTTTGGCCATTAATTCTTTTTTACCTTCTCCTGTTACGGGATCGGATTCATATCTTTGTATTTTTGATTTTAAAGCTTCGGTTTTCTTTTTATCGTGTATTCTTTCAGCATCTTCATATGCCATTTCGGCTAATGTACCTTTAATACTTTTTGCTTGATAAAATGCCCATGTATTATTCGCATCTATCGTATTATTCAAA